TAATATTATCGGTTTCTTTATTGGCAACTGAAACGCTGTCCAAGTTAACTGCTTGAGTCATCTTTCCAGTGGATGCGATTGCCATAGGCGTTGCTTCAGTTGAGTTTTGTATAAAGTAATGTTGATGTGTTGGGTTAGAACAACCTGCTGCAGTAGCAGCGCCGGTCATACTAAACATCATCACCATACTCATGAGTAATGCCATAATGATATGTGTAAACTTCATCGAACCAAGCATAATTATTTTCCTCTTGTTATATAGTTAAAATTTATTGCTTGCGTTTGTCTTCAAGAACCTGCAGCATATAAAAACCAGCTGAAACTAATAGAGGGGAAACATTTCCCATCTATATCCAATCCCGCCTTTCCCTCATGCTTCACGGCATGGACAAATCAAATATAAAAACACACGACTTCAAAGGTCTCGATGACTTCTTTCCTGCTTTTGTAGGCGGTGAACAAGTTGACTCTAACGGCACAAAGAAAGTTTGGACTGATGATGAGCTAGACCAAATTGTTTCCAACACCAAGAAGCTTATTGATAAGAATATCTTTAGTGGTGCCCCAATGGTGGTTGGCCACCCTAAAACAGATGCACCGGCTTATGGTTGGGTTCAAGACTTAAAGCGTGATGGAAAAGTCTTATCTGTTAAAGGTGACAAGCTTCATGATGAGTTTGCCCAGGGCGTTGAAAAGGGATTATGGCCAAACCGTTCTATTCGTATTGGTAAAGGTGCTGATGGTTTTTATTTAAAGCACATTGGTTTCTTAGGTGCTGTACCTCCCGCCATTGAGGGCATGGACTCTATCTACAATGCAGCCACTGATGATGAGTGTTTTGATTATTCATCAGATAGCTACACACCCAACGTATTAGGTCGAATGATGCGCCGGATACGTGAATTCATTATTAACAAGTTCGATGTTGAAACAGCCGACAGTGTTATGCCTGATTATGAAATTGAAAGTCTATCTGACCATGCAAACAGTTTGCGTGATGAAGATAGCGATACCCCCACATCTTATTCAAAACCCGAACCTAAAAAAACAGGAGCCGAACCCATGACTGAGTTCTCACAAGAACAAATGGATGCCGCTGTAGAAAAAGCAGCAAAAAAAGCTAAAGAAGATGCTGAAGCAGAATTTTCTAAAAAAGAAGATAACCATAAAAACGAATTAACCGCTGAACGTAACAAACGATTGGCTGTTGAATTCAGTAAAAACATTACGGCCCTGGTTGATGAAGGCAAGTTACTTCCTGCGCAAGCTGAAGGTATGGCTGAATTCATGCTGCAACTATCAGATGCAGATGAAGCCAACTTTGAATTCTCTGCAGGTGAAGAAGGCAAAGAAGAAAAACTCAAAAAATCACCGCTCAAATGGTTTAACGATTTCACTGCAGCACTCGGCAAGCAAATTGACTTTAAAGAAAGTGATGCCGGTGATGATGATGGCCCAAATGGTTCTAGTGATTTTTCAGTGCAAGGTGCTGACGTAAACGCTGACCGCTTGGAGCTACATAACAAAGCATCTGAGTATATGGATTCACACGAAGGCGTGGATTATGTCACTGCTGTGAAAGCGGTCGAAAAACAAAACTCTTAACAATACATAAAGAATATTAAACAGGAGATTAGTAATCATGAGCAAGCAAGCACACTCATTACGAGATGAAGCAGTTATTGCAACCACTGCTGTCGCTGAATTTCGCGCAGTTGGTTTTGATGGCGCACAAGCAACGGTACAAGGCCAAAAGGTGGTGGGTGTTGCTAAGCACGATGCCGAAATCGGTGATGCAATGGCCGTGGGTATTCTCGGTTCGGTCACCATTGAAGCTGGTGCCGTAATTGCGGTAGGCGATGGTCTGATTATTGATGCTACCGGTCGCGCTATTCCAACTGCGGGTGAAATCACACTAGATGCCGGTGCAACCGCTGTCACCAGTACGGCGGCAAACGGTGCGATTATGTCGGGTGGTGAAATGCCTGAATACGTTTTTGCCGATGCGCTTGAAGCTGCAGCAGCTGCAGGCGACTTTATTGAAGTTCTACTGCGTCGTTAATACGGCCATTAATTTAATCAGGAGATATACAAATGCCTAACTCTGCCCAGCGTCGAGTCATCGACCCAATTTTATCGAACGTCGTACTTGGTTATAAACACCCAGACCATATCGGTATGGAATTATTTCCTCGCGTACCAGTAGAAACATCAGGTGGAAAAATAATCCAATTCAATAAAGATGGTTTCCGTCTTTATAACACTGCACGTGCACCGGGTACTGCAACCAAACGTGTTCAGTTTGGTTACGCAGCAGGTTCTTATGGCTTAACTAACCATGCGCTTGAAGGTGTCGTTCCAATTGAGCACCAACGTGAAGCTGAAATTGTTCCTGGCATCGATCTAGGAACAGGTGCAGTAAATGGTGTTATGCGAATTGAGTCTTTAGTTATTGAAAAAGAACAAGCTGACCTTGCACGTGATGCCACTAAGTATGATGCAAATCATAAGAACATTTTAGCCGGAACTGATCGGTGGGATGATTATGTGAATTCAGATCCTATTGCCGATGTTACAGCGGCACGGGAAGCGATTCGTTCATCAACAGGTACGTATCCAAACGTTATCGAAATTCCATCATTGGTTCTTAGTAAGCTTAAAAATCATCCAAGCATTATTGAAAAAATCAAATATTCAGAGCGCGGCATCGTGACAGCAGAAATTCTGGCAGCTGTTTTTGAAATTGATAAGGTAATTATTGGTAAAGCGATTGCCTTTGATGATGCAGATGCCCCTATTGATATCTGGGGCAAAGATGTTGTTTTAGCTTATGTGCCAACAGTGGCTTCAACAATTCAAGAACCTAGTTTTGGTTATACCTACACAATGAAGAATAACCCGCACGTAGAAGATCCATATTACGAGCGCAGCATTAAGAGCTGGGTGTATGGCACGCAGTATGAACGTGCACCATTGTTAACCGGTGTCACAAGTGGCTTCTTATTACAAACTGCTATCAATTAAGAACTGAATACAAAAACCCAAGAGAAAAGGTGATGATCTGGTCATGTGGGTACCCACATGACCAGGGAGCCAATAACCGGAGAAATGAACATGGCAAAACGTATTTACAATGTTGATTCACCAGTGAAGTTTAGCGGTACTCAATATCATCCTGATGATAAAGAAAACAACACTATCGAATTATCTGAAAAAGAAGCGAAACCATTATTGGCACTAAATGCCATCAGTGAACCAAGCGAAGATGAGCCGGAAGACGAACCAACAAACAAAAGTTCTAATATTGTTAATTTAAAAACAACACCAGAAGAACTTGAAGATCGTCTTTCTGCTATCAAGGGTGCTGTAAGCAAACTCGATAAAGAAGACAAAACAAAATGGACAAGTAATGGAATGCCAGATGCAAATGTCTTAACTGAAATGCTTGGCTGGAAAGTGAAAGCAGATGAACGTAACCAGGCATGGATGGAAATGCTTGCTGAAGAGTCTAAGGCATAACTGAATGTATTTAACGGCACCACAGTTACTCGACACATTTGGCGACAAGGAGGTCGCCTTATTGTCATCTGAAGAAGCTGCTGTCACAGACGCATTACTTCGTTTAACGGTTGAGGTTGGTGATCGTTCTGCTTATTCCGCAGCGGATATTGCCGCAGCTGATCAGGCTTTAGTAAAAATCGATAATGCAATAACAAGTGCAACCCATTTTATTAACTCATACATCAGTCCTCGATACACCTTGCCTTTAGCGCAAGTGTTAATTGATAGCAGTTCGTTGCCTGATGTATGCGCTGATATTACCCGCCACCGTTTAAGTGATGATCGGGCGACTGAAGAAGTTGAAAATCGTTTTACCCAGGCACGCACATGGTTGCGCGATATCTCTATGAACAAAGCCAGCCTGGGTGAACAAGACACCGGAACAGCAACACCGCAAGGCCGAATTAAAACAGGTCAGGGTCAAAGCAATACTGACTGGGGTGCTTATTAATGGGTGTTCGTCTTGTACATAAAATTGATGACGTTGCCGCTCGTGAATTTTTATCTCGACTTGGTGATGTTGATACCCGCCCAATGTTTGATGAAATTGGTGGTTATCTCGATAGTGAAGTTGAGCTTCGTTTTATCGAAGGTGTGGACTTTGAAGGTAATGCATTAATACCCAGCCAACGTGCATTAAACGAAGGCGGTAAAACTTTAGTTGATCGTGGACATTTGCGTGACTCATATACACACAACGTTTTCATGGATGGTTCCGGTGTTGAGCATGGTTCAAACATGGTCTATGCCGCCATTCAACACTTCGGTGGAAAGACAGGTCGTAATCATTCAGTTGAGTTACCTGCGCGACCAGTTATGGGAATTAATGACAATGATGAAGATGAAATCAATCATATTGTTGATGACTTTTATCGCTCGGTGGTGAACGGCTAATGATTGTTTCTACAACACAAAAAATTATTGATTTAATTAAGGCCAGCGCAATTGCTCAAAACTTGCGCGACGTGGATGAATTGCCTGGTCGATTAACCGATGAAATTTTAAACCGTTGGATGACCACAACACCGGCTGTTTATGTTGCCTTTGTGGGTGGCCGTGAATCGGGCAACAATCAAGATGCCACCTTTAATGCAAGCTGGGTTGTTTATGTTGTAACCGATCCGAAAAACGATGCGCGAGTTATTGGCCCGGATGATATTTTAAATGTGATTGTGCCGCAATTGCACGACAACACTATTCAAGATGTTGGCACGTTAAGGGCAAATCGAATTGATAATTTATTTTCAATTAAAAAAGATAAAAAAGGTGCTCGGGTTCATGCCGTTACTTTAACCATCCCTAACTTTGCATTTGAATACACGATGGACTTAGATGCACTAAGTAATTTTAAAACGTATCGCGCAGAACATTCAATCGTACCTGGTGACGATGAACCTGCTGCCGTTGATGAAGTAAATTTACCACAATAAGGAGCTTTAATCATGAGTGAAGTAATTAAGATTTTTGTAAAGCCAGCCAAAGAAGAAGTGCTGGTGCGCAACCCTGAACGTAACCGTCACTTAAAAGTTGCAGGTGAGTTTGTCACTAAGGATGCTTATTGGTTCCGTCGTATTCAAGATGGTGATGTTAATGAAATAAAAGGTGATGCGCTTAAAGCTTTGCTGAAAAAAATTGCAGACGCTAAGGCGAAAGCAAAAAAAGAAGCTAAGGTAATCGAAGAAGCTAGTGCTAAGACAGCAACTAATCCAGAAAAGAACTAGGAGTAAACAATTATGCCACCCATTCCATTTAATGATGTACCTGCCAACTTGCGCATCAACGGTACTTTTATAGAATTTGATAATAGTCTTGCCAATAATGCATCTCCAAACTTTAAAGTATTAGTCATAGGCCAACGCTTAGCCACCGGTACCGTTGCTGAGGCGGTGGCCACACGTGTTAACACAGATGACCAGGCTGAAGAGTATTGGGGACGCGGTGCGATGTTGGCTGAAGAAGTTAAAGCCATTAAATATGCTGAACAGTTTATGGAAACGTGGGGCATTGCCTTAGATGAAAATGCTGCTGGTGCTGCCGCGGCTGGAACCATTACCGCAACGGGGGAT